CCGGAAAACACAATGCGGAGCCCATGCTGGCAAACTTATTAAGTGCCAGTATAGTTCCATCAGGCAAGATTGCTCGTCTTGACCTCGTAACTTGTACAAGGTCTGACAACAACGGATTAATCTCAAAGAGAATCTTAACGAGTTCATTATGAACTCGATCGGATGCTTCCGAGAGATCAACCGTAGCAAATCTTCGACTGTAGGATGAATCTAAGGCAAGCCTTTGGTTAACAGACTGATCACGAAAATTAACGTGACCAGAAGTTAACGGACTTTGCTCAATAGATTCAACCATCCAGTCTTTTACTGCCTGTTGTGCCATTTGCATGGCAATGGGCTCCATAGCGATGATACGAGGAGTTTTAAGAGTCTTCGGAACCGCTATAACGCGGACCGGAGTTTCGTCAGACTCCTCCAGGTGTTGCAAATCTATACCCGATAAATGGTACGACTCTTCAGAATTGAACAAGTGTTCTACTCCAAAGAATTGTTCCAGTCTCGATGGCCAAGGACATTTAAAGGCATATTTGCTATTGCCTTTAATACCTTCAGCCGTCGATCCGGGTCCGTGCTTCAATACTAGATTATCTAGTATAGGAAGCCCGAAGATTTGAGCAACGACCAATCGAGAGAGACACCTAAAATCATCGATATCAGTATTACTGATCCGATGATAAGTCTCTTCGATTTCATCGTCAGTTCTTTTGTATTGATCGTAAGCTTGATTAAGCCTTTGATCAGTACAGTCAAGCCGAACTTTCTTCGTGAAGAGTCCGATTTGACGAACTGCACGAACCGCTGAAATATCTGGTTCATGTAAAATCCTTCCTGTTTTCGCATCGAAGATGAGCTTTGTGAAACCTGACAAAAATGCCGGGAGACACAACCTTTTCCTCCAACCAAGGAACTGGTCAGAAGAAATCCTTCCTTGTTCCAGTGCAGAATTGAACTGGTCTACAAAAGAAGGCAATGTGATTGTCAAAAACGACAATCCCTCATCCTTGGAGCGTTGCTTGATTTTAGCAACGTCCCTCGATGCTACGGTTGAACACAATTGCTCCTGATCTCTAACGAGCTCAACGAGCAGGGGTACCAATGAGGCAGCTTTCATGGCTTTTCACCACACCTTTCTGAGGTAGTGGATCCAGCTATGTTGCACACGTCAGCCAACGGCTGATCGCAGCGGTCTTAGACCGGCCTCGGCACAGTAACCTAGTGCCTTGATGCGAGGATGGCGGC